CCCGTTCTTGTCCTCAAAGCCAATGGTAAACTTAATATCCTCCCACGAGTATTTCACTATGGGATCTTTTTCAATTATCGCTGCCATCGGATAATGCGTTGAACATTTTTTCCACCAGAGCTTTCGTTTCCTCGACCGTGGAGGTCATGGAATATACATTCATGTTAAAACTGCCTTGCCCGACAGTGACATGACCTTTTTCCACACCGTTTTCCACAATTCGGTAATTGACCGCTTGCAGGGTTTCCACAGTCTCTTTTCCGTTGAACGAACGGCTGATGTTTTCGCTGATTTTTACTAACTCAATCATAATGTTTTGTATTTATGGTTAACTGATAATCCCGCTGTCGGGAATGTCGAATGTCACGTTTTTGGACAGGGAGTCGAGTTGGACGCCGGCCTCTCCCGACGAGGAGACCCCATACACGGAACAGGTCAAGTAATAGGTATGGGTTCCCGGTGGAAGGTCTGGATGTGTCGTCCCCAAAGGGATATTCAAAATGAGAATCCCAGTTCCCTTGTATTCGTAATCATAGATTGCGAGGAATCCAGAGCCCGAAATGCGGAAGGTGTATTTCTCACCCACCGGAGGATTTCCGTTCGGAAAACTGATACGCACCTGAAAGTAACTCGAAAGGAAAGTGAAATCCACGATTTTAATCGGGGTATATGTGCTGTTTATCTCGGCTGTCATAGCTATCGATGTGGGTATGGGGAAATAATCCGCCACGGTAATCTGTTTGTCGACCCCTGTCCAGTATTCGAACGACTTCTTATCGATAAGGAACAATGTCACCTTCAAATTCGCCCCTATCGAATCGTCCCCCGGAAATGTGTCGCTCTGTCCGACAGGAAGTATCGGCGGAGTAGTACCGTCGCTGAAAAATTTTACCTTGAAAGCAGAGTACCACACATTGCCCACCCGCAAGGTGGTTACGGTATTTGTCGAGGTATTTGTCAGCAATCGGGCAAAACTGCTTCCATTTCCATCGGTTACCAAAATAGCCGGGTAATAATCGCCGATACTCTTGTCGGAGGCCAGCGACAGCCACGATTCGACGGGTACGCCGGTGGGATTCACCGAAGTGTTGTAATAGTTGATGTCGACAAAAAGATACGGCACGTCCGTACTGATTTCATCAATTTTGCTTCCGGTAAGATTGGGTTTTGCGTTATGGTCGTAGCCGTCGAAATCGCTCAGGCGACAAAAATCCGTCCCCGGGTGAGGATAGGCGACATATTCGAAAGAGGTATCATGGATAGCGACGATATTCGTGCCGTGCGGTATCGTGGCTTTCAGCCCATAGCGTATGCCCTGATTTTTGTCGGTGTCGCTCCCTTCCCACTGGTCGATATATGTCGTGACCCCGCCGGTCTGTTGGGGATAGTGGTCGGATAGCGGTGCAGCCTGCGGATAGCGCACGGGTTTATGACGGCTCCATTTGTTGATACGTCCCGGACGGCCACCCTGCAACAGGGGGCGTTCGAGGGCAACGATGTCGGCCACGTCCCATACCCCGTTTGAAGGATAAATCCCCAGCAGGTTATAGGGGTCGGTTATCGCTACCGGGGCTGCTATCTTGTTTTTATCGATGGCCATACGCTCACTTTCCTCCTTTCCCTTTTAATTCGGACAATTCTTTTTTCAATCGTTCTATATCTCCCATAAGGGCTTTAACCAGACGGGCGGTCTCCTGCGTTGCCCCGGCGATGGTGTTGATATAGTCGGGCGACAGGTAGTTCAGAGCCCCGTAACCGTCCTCCGTTTCGTAGGCCATCGATGGCAATACCTCTTTCACCTTTTGATAGATCAGCCCCGTATGGGCTTCCCCGTCCACACCGCCCTTGTTACGCTTCCGTGCTTTTTCGGTGTATAGAAAATCGCATACCCTGCCCATCGCCAAGAGCCTGTCGGTATAACTTCGGGTGTAGTCGAAATCTCGCTTCAAACGTCTGTCCGAGGTCGTCAAGGCGGTGACCGAGCCTTGTGCCGAGATATTGCCTTGCGACGATATATCCCCTCCGGCCGTGATGTTACCGTCCGATGTGATATACCCGTTCGAACGGAGATAGTTTGTGGCCAATATTCCGCCATTATAGATAGTAACCCTCTTGCTACCGGTTTCCGCCACGACTCCTGAACAGTAAATTCTTTCAACCCCATTTATATCTCCGCTCATGGAAATGCTGCCTACATCTGTCAGATTACCCGAAACGTCACCCGTACCGTCAAACGGATTTCCCCAAATCGTCTGGGAACTGGCTAATTTATCGGCTTGGCTGCAAGTGACGTTGTCGAGACGGGAGTTCGAGAAATACGTAAAATTACCGTCCCGGAGCACGACTATCCGGTTTTCTATCTCCTCGCTCGTGTCGGCCGGTTTGTCGAGAGTGATTTCTATATCGCTCGTATATGTGTCGATATAGAGGTACTCTTTCCCGACGGTTCTGAATCGGAACTGGTTATGCCATTGCGTATTCGTTTTCACCCACACGTTCCCGCTCTTGTCTATACAGGCATGTATGTACAGGGCCCTCTGGGATTGACACTTCTGCATGGTCATCAAGTTAAGGGATATAGCACCCTCCCCACAGGTAAGGTAAAGCCTTCCGTAAACGGCTCCTCCGGTCACATAATCCTCGACGGCTTCGATTTCGATGACCACGCCCGAGTAATTCGTATGACTGTCCGTGACGGTAGCAATCTTGTTCCAATACCAACGACTCTCGGAATCTATATACTTATGCGATGACAGAATAATCCAGCCCGCCTCTTGATAGTGGTAAATGTCCTTGTTCGCGAAAGCGCTCGTGTTGGCAGAATTTCCTGACGAGACGGCATATCCGGCATTCGTGGCATAATCGGCGTTGTTCGCCTTGCCTACGGTCAGCCCCGTATATGTGCCGCTCACGTTGTTTATCTCGGCCAGCGAATAGGTAGGCTTGTTCGGCTGCTGCACCCAATCGTACAGGGTTATGCCTTTGGTGACAACGATATTACCACCCGTTTTGCTGATCGCCGTCACCACATTGCCTGTACCTATCGTAGATGCGCCGGCGTTGGCGAGTTTCCAAATCTCGTTGATGGTGTAGGCGTTGAAGGTATCGGTAAGGGTGGCGTTGTCGAATGCGCCGCCCAGATCGTCGAATCCATGAACGAGCTTGATGAGCCCTCCTTCACCACCGCCACCCCCTTCCCCACGCCATACACCAAGAGCGGATATTCCACCCTGTGAATACACATTAAATTTCGAGTATATCGTATTTTCCAACTCTGTGTCGAATTTCCACATATCGTTAATACGGGCAAATCCTTCCTGCATTTGTTTTACAGTCCGTTGATACGATTGTTGCAGGGAAGCCGTCATATCATTGATGGCAGAAATCAAGTCGATATTCTTATTGGCAGATGCAACCTCTTCTTTCAGTTCTTGCGTATTCCCTTTTATTAGGTTGTTCCCGATGGTAATAGTCTGTTCGCAAGGATAGTCGAGTTTGGTTGTAAGGCTTATAACACGAGTAACATATGAATATCCTGCGTTTATGTATTCGACTTTTCTTCCTATGGATAAATCAGGATTGTTTTCATCGAACACCACAGAATTAGATGAAAACTGGTAGTTGTTTTGGTCGGAAGAAAGCCGTTCTATTTCTTCGTTCATAGCTGTTTCCAGCCGTATGTACGCCGAATCTGTATATTCTTCCGGCATTTTGACGTTGAATAGGATAATATCGTCATTTTCCGACGGTATAAGTCCCGTAATAGCAGGGATAATATAGTTACCTTCTTCCTCTTTATATTTAATCTCGAAATCTCCTTTTTTGACTTCGAAGCTTATGCCATCATCACTTGTTATTGTTTTACTCTCATCATGGTATATAAGCTCAAATTCCATACCTTGCAAAGCCCCCGATTGGAAATGTACCGAAGGTACTTTATTGGGTATAAGCATACCATTCGGATTTTTTTCTTCGTCATAAGTGGAATTTTCGAAGTTAAATTCCGGTATTTGAAAATACCATATCGCATATTGGTCGTATATAGGGTCTCCGTTTTCATCTGTGCCTATCTGTATTTTATCATTCGTTTCCGAGTCTATACGCCACATAAGGCGGAATCTGACATCTGATATGGAGAGTTCCGATGAAGGGTATATATCATCGAACTGGAGGATTTTGCTAAATATCTCTCCCTGTTGAAGGTTTGGCCTTATATCTTTATATCCGTTCGGATATTTTTTAGGGTCAAGAGTCAGCCGTTTGTTGACCAAATTGTTGACATTAGCACCTTTGTATTCCTGTACGATGTTTCGAGTTGACCCGAATGCGTAAAATCGGGTATAATACCCATCTTTTCCCTCCGTGACCGAAGGTGTATTGATGTTTTCACCAACTTCGAGAGAAACAACAGCTCCATGTTCGGATTTCGACAGATGAATAATCATGGAATCTTTCTCAACCCACCATTCTGTATCAAACGCAGATGCTATACTGTTCAAGGCAGACAATATGTCGATTGATTGGAAAGACAAAGAAGTGGAAGCGTTAAGAGAAGAATCGACGGCGTAAGTCCATGTATCCCCGGTTTCGTTCTCGATAGCCTTACAAATAACACTCATGAAATTGGCCGGGTTATCGGTAAGAGACCAATCCGGCTCCCGATTAGTTATCTCGTTATTCTCATCATAAGAATACATGAAAAAAGGCACTTTACCCCATGATATAAATTTCGAATGAAATTGTGGTTTGTATTGAAATTCGACCTCGTTCTTTTGTTCTGGATTATATGGATCCAAAAGAGAATATTTCTCACCATCGAGTATGATATAAGCCCCTACCGGAATCTCTTCATTTTGGTCCGAGTTCCACGACAATTCTACATAATCGGATTTCATCAATTCTTCTACATGAACACATTCTTCTGTTATAGGAACTGATAAAATAGTATCTCCTTGTATGTTTTTAATGTCTATCATGATGGTTTCGTATATCTTCATACGATTTCAGTCAAAGATAATAAAAGTGTATGAAAAACATGTACTTTTTTATGAATTTCTATCTGCTGGATTATATTCGACAAGTTTTAGAGAAAATCGTGCTATTCCTCTCATGAATTGCGTAAATTGATTGCATGAAATATAGATTGTTTTGTAAGTAATATTTGGTTGATACTTTGTTTTTATATTTATTATGCCTGTTGCCAATTCTTCACAAAAGCTGTTGTATCTTGAAAAGAATTCTTCTTCCGTTTTTGCCGTCAGGTTAAAAGTTAAAGTGATATTTCGTTCATCGATTTTAGGATTAGAGGACAGGACTCGTTTGCCATGTTCTAATCGAGACTTGTTTTCGATGAACTCTTTTAAAGGTGACGGTGTCATTAAGGAGGAAAGAGATGATGTATCCATACTTATACCCCAAGTTGTATAGCAGTCTTTCCCATTTATGTAAAACTCTCCCGATGCCATTTTATTTAAGTATAACTGAAGTTTTGTCTTTATTGATTTCTACAGGACAATTTCGTATGTTTATAAGTCTAATAACTGCGTAATTACGGGCAACTATTATAGCTCTGGCTCCATGCATGAGTATAACTTTGTGAACTCTAGTATTATCGTCAAATACTAGTTCCGCATTGGTATTGCCTATTAAAGCAATATTGGTATCATTACTTCTTTTTACATTTTTAGTGTCGACAAACACGCAATAATTAGCAATATCATTACTCATCTCACGGAACGTTTCAATAGGAGGGAAGTTGTTCTTTTCACAAAACTCTATGCCTTGTGGTGTAAAGAACAACCATACTAGAGTTTTCCAGTCACCAACACCATAAGACTTATTACAAGCTCCTTTTTGTAAAGCAGCCATCATTATTTCTTTTACTGTATTCATATCTATAAATCTTTAGTATTCCTATTGACTTGTGCTATATCGGATTTTATATCAATTAATAATTTCGTATATTTTGCAATGTCTTCTAAGTAGCTATTCGTAATCACATGTTGATTAAGAATGTTATTTAGTATAGAATTGCTATTAGTTGATACAGATAAAAGAGAATTTAGAGAGATTACGGCTGAAATCATTTGGTTTTTGATTTCTTCACCAGAAAGCTGCAACGCTGTAAACCGGCCGTTTAATTCCGTTGCTGTATCTTGTGACATGGTTTCAAAACCTCCGGCTGTCGACTTTTGTTCGGTGGTAGAACTTTCTCCCATGAGACTATCAGCCCAACCGAATTGAGCATCTATTTCTTGTTGAAGCTGTTCAGCCATGTTGTTGATGTAATCTTGTTCCCATTGAGAAAGCACGTTGTCGGCATAAAATTGTTGCAACTTAGTGCGTATTTCCTCCATTTTATTTGAGGATTTAATTGCTGCCTTAATGCTCTCTGTTACCATTTGTTGCATCATCTGTTTTACAACATCTTTTGCAGATTTAGCCCTATTCTCGCCAGAAGCCCATGCATCTGCATAAGCTTCTGCAAAGTTGTCAATAGCACTTTTTAGGTCTTCACCAAATATGACATCGATAGCTTTTTCTTTGTTATCAGAAATGAGATTGTTTATTTCGTCAATTTGATTTTCCCATTCTTTTATTCTGTCGCTATCTGTATTCTTTTTATCTTGTTCTTCTTTAATTTGATTTTGAATAAGTACTTTTTGTTGTTCTAGCAATTTATTTTGGTCTTCAATCAAGCTGGAAGCACTCTTTCCGTAAGCAGTTTCAATGGACTTGCCTAACTTTTCATACGAACGGTCAAGTGTATCTACCTGATCTTGTAATTTCTGAATCCGTTTTTCATTTTTTGCGTCGTGGATTTTTGCGATAGAGGAAGCAAGAGAGGAGACAAGACCGATGGCAGCACCAGCAGCAGAACCTATCGGTCCAAATATAGCACCTGCTTCTGCCCCTTGCATAGCTGAATTGAGGCCGTCCATAGCCACATTGATACCTTCGGCAATGCCTGACAGTGTATCAGATCCGAAAGCCTCTCCGAGATTTGAAAATGTGTCGGAAAGGAATTGGGCCACACTTAATACCTCACTCAATCCACTTCTTATTTCTTCAAGTCCATCTTGCAATTTTTTTGTGTTTGAACCAGCATCGAATACTTTTTTAAGACCATTAGCTAGTTTGTTAAACCCCGTTTCAGATTGATCTGCGGAATTACGGACATTATCTATACCTTTTCTAATTCGTTCTAATTCTTCGGGAGATTTACGCAATGTGTCGAAGGTCTCTTTTGTCATACCAAATTCAAGACCTTTGTTTTCGTCCCATTCGCCTGATTGCAAGAATTGGAATGCCCGTTCAGCTTCATTAGCAATGAGATGCATATCTGCAACTGTGTGTTGACGCATATCGTCAAACAATTTACTTATGGCAGACGTAGATTTATTCGCCTCTATATCCAAATCAGATAGTGCCCTTTTTGTTTCTTCGTCAATAGACTTCTGTTCCCATTCGTTTTTGCCTAACTTACGAGATTCGCCTTGCGCAATAATAGCATTACGCTTTTCATAATAGTTCCCGTAAGCGGCAAGATAATCGTTCATTGCGTTAATTTCATCATCGAGAATTTCTTTGGTCTGTTTATTCTTATTCTTTTCATTTAACCTATTTGCGGTATCAATATCTTCCTGTTGTTCAGTTGTTAGTCCATTCTCATTAAGCTTGGAGGGTTCAATCTTAGCTACTTTGTTTAACTCGGACAGCTCTTTCTCTTTCTTTTTAATTTCTTTTTTCTGTTCTTCATAATAGTAGTTAATTTGCTTCAATTTCTTATCTTTACCTTCTTCCCAGAGGGAGATTTCTTTCTCTTGATTTTTTTTACGAAGCTCAAGAAGTTCATCAACAAGTTTCTGCTCGGCCTCTTTTTGCTCTTTTGCTTGCTTATCTTCAGCCGCTTTATCAGATTTGGTTTTAGGTAGCTTTGAACTGAGTGTGTCAATTCGTGATTGCAACGCATTGTATTCTTCACTACCATATACAGTCTCTTTTTGTGCTTTTTTCAATTTTGATATTTGCGCTTCAACTTGGCTGATTACTTTTAAGTCTTTCTCACGTTCAAGTACAGTGTCTTGAAGCGACTTGATATAAGCCTCTTGCTGTTCTATAGCTTCTTTTGTACCATTACCGTTGGCAAACGCTTTCTTCAAAGATTCGAGTTTGGTTTTCGCATTTTTTATTTCTTCTTCAAGTTGGGAGATGGACTTGCCTTCTGTTGTAAAAATATTCTCAGTAGTAGATTCAGACGATGGTTCTTGAATAAAAAATTTATTCCTGTAATCCTCTAAGTTTTTGTCCCTAATTTCAGCTTGTCGCCTTATTTCAAATAGAAGTGTATTTGCACTTTCTCCCCACCCGGTAGATACATTATTAAAAATCTTTTGAATTTCTATCGGTATATCTAAACCACTATCCAGCCAGTTTAACCAATTACGGTAGATCTTTAACCCTCCTTCTTCTCCATACTTTTTTGTAAACGCTTCATATACTTTTGTTAAGTTTTCTTCTCTGACACTATTGTATATATTTTCTTCTTGCCTAGCGAAATTGCTATAATTCTGTGCAGCCACAGAATTTCTTATAGCTTCTTCTAATTCTTTATATTTACCGGCAAGAGAACCCGTCTTATCAATTTCTTCATCAATACCAGAAAGATACTTTGAATATCCTTTTACTATTTTTTCTTTTATGGCAAACCATTCATCTGTCCCAGTTTTAGCCTCAGTAAGCTGCCTATTAAGTTCTCTTAACGTAGACATTTCATTTAATGCCGCTACTTCTGTTTTACTAAATTCATCATTCAGCCTTTCTTGCGCTTTCTCCGCTTCATTCTGATAAGTAATTAATTTATAAATACCTAAACCAAGTGCTGCTACTGCCGCTGCTACTGCAACATATGGGTTGGCAAGTAAAGTCTTGTTCAGTGCAGCTTGCGCAACTTGCAATAATTTCGTGCGAGTAGCAGCCAAAGCTTCTGCATTTGATAATGTTATTCCTGAAGCTGCTGCAAGACTTTGATTTAATGCGGACTGAGCTAATACGGCGGAATATACTTTTTGTAAAGCTGTTATAGTAATCAATGCAGCTTTATACGCTCCGTATGTTCCGACGATTTCAAGCATGGTTTTTCCGACAGTTTCATAGTTTTCTATCAGATAAGAGACGCTGGATAATGCATCATTGATGATACCTTCATTCGCTTTGCCAATATCGTTCAACATCATTGAGAAGCTGTCCCCAATGTTTGAAATCTGTCCTGTAATTGTTTTGCTCTGCTCTTGCATTAGGTTGAAGAACATACCACCTTCGTTAGTGAGATTATTAATAACCTTTTGAACCTCCGGAAAACCAATTTGTCCGGCTTCAACCATTGATTTAATTTCACTTTCAGCTACACCAAACTCTTTCGCCAATTCCCTTATCATTGGGATTCCTCGACCTGTAAACTGGTTTAGGTCTTGTGTATAAAGTCGTCCTTGTGTCATGGTAGTACCATATAGATAGACCAGATCGTTCAGTGGTATAGAAAGTCCTGCCGCTATGTTCCCCAATCTAACAAGCGTGTCATTCACATCTTCCATAGCTGTGCCATAGGCAAGTAGCTGTCTTGCTCCATTGGCAACACCTTGTAGATCGAATGGAGTTTTGGCGGCTGTTTCTGTGAGCTGAGCCATAAGGACGTTTGCCTTTTCACTACTTCCAAGCATAGTGGTAAAGGCGACCTCTAATTGTTGAAATTCACCTCTTACTTGTATAATATTTTGGATAAGTTCTTTTGCTGTAAAGCCAGCCCCAAAAGCTGCAGCTGCTTTCGTCATTTTGTTGAACATATCTTCTATGCCCAATCCATTTTTTTCTATTTCCTTAGAAGTATTGGTTACTCCGGTTTCTACTTCTCGTAGTTTACGAAGAAAATTAGAATTGTCGCCTGTTATATCAAAATGAAGTCCGGCCATGAGTCTTTTCGATTAAAAGGGGTAGATGTAACATCACATCATTTGCAAATATACAAAAGTGTATGAAATTCATATACTTTTGACAAAATAGAATAGAGTTAATAAAGTTTAACTAATGTGTGAGTATAAATATTTTAATAAATGATTATTGTATTATACTTTTGACGAAACAATCTTAACAGCATAAGATATGGATTTCAAAGATACAATTCAACAGATTGTAGAGAAAATTGCTAAACAGAAGGATAGCATAGCAACGGAAGAAGCGACAAAAACCTCTTTTGTAATGCCTGTGATAGCAGCATTGGGATATGATGTATTCAATCCCTTTGAGGTTGTACCGGAAATGGATTGTGACTTAGTTAAGAGGAAAGGCGAAAAAATGTGCTGATAAATAAAAAAATAAAGATATGAAGAAATTATTTTTATATATATTGATTCTATTATCAATTATTATTTTACAATCATGTGCACGAACGGAGGACGGAGAACCCGGATCGACGAGTGATGATACGAAATCACTAATTATAGGTGTTTGGGAAAGTGAAAATTATGTAGTGTCATTTGGAAATGATGGATTCTATTCGGCATATATTGCAGATGAGTTTATAGATAGCGGTGATTATACTCAATCCAAAAATATAGTATCATGTCAAAATTCCTATTTTAATAGGACAACAATTTATACAGTTGAAGAAGTATCAGATGATTTGCTTAAAGTGAATATCGACTATAAAGATTTATATGGAAATAAAAAAACAAAAAGTATATCGTTTACAAAAGTCAAAAAGACTCCATCTACTAAAAACAATACTTTGAGCGGAAAATCATATACATTTAATGCTCCATATTTTGGTAATATTACAATGTCATTTAATACATATAATTCTGGAATAAAATCTGCTACAAAAGGAAGCGCAAAACAATATCCTCTGAATTTCTTTTATATATATATTGGAGAAAAGGTTTATTATCAAATACTTGAAAATGCCACAATTCAAGTGCCATCTATTGGGGCATGGACTAATTATAATGACGTGATATGTTGGACGATAGATATTGGTACAAATGGTGAAATCATTCATATTGATACTATCCCTTTATAAGAAAACAGTGTACATTGTGGAACATTATTAATAGGATGCATTAAAATAAATTTATAGCAGAATGCTTAATAACGTTGGATATGGATAAGGGGATTAATATTATTTTTAGTCCCACTTCATGCCTTTTATTTTATCCATATTTTTAGGATCGTCCCCGTTTATAAATGTTCGGTCAGTAGATATATGATATTTTTTTATCTCGTCGTCAGTAAGGTATATAGATGTTATGTAATCATTAAGTAACATATGCAGGTTGGCATAACTAATACCCCATACAACATAGTCCATAGTCCAGCCATAGCGTTCGCAGGCTATATCTATCAAAGTTCCATAAATACTTTTACCTCCAAAGGTTATAGTGTTACACTTCTTTTTCTTGATTCTTGATATTTTTTCTTGTTCTTTTTTCTCAATATCAATCTTGAAGTGTTGAATAAACTGGTCAATGTTATCCTTTGATAACACTATTATGAATAGTTGAGCAAGTTCTTCATTCGAGAGGTTGTCTTCAAATAGCTTTCGTCTTTCATTTATTAGGTGGCTATTGAATAATTCTTCCTTTTTATCGAATGTATGGTAAGACAATATTTTGCATATAATATCTCTTTTGGAATCGCATAATCGTAATGCTTCCATATATGGATTTAGAGAAAGGAAGTCTTTATTTATTTCTAAATTTTCGGTAAGACGTGATAAAAGGTATATTTTACCTAATGTGGCAGGGTATAAGTAGAATTGCATTTCTCCTATATGGAACTCATAAGGTCTTTCCATGATAGTATCTGCAATATCCATTTCTATTATTTTCCCTTCTTTGTCCATGCAAAATAAATTATATTGAGCGCAACTGTGGGGTCGAACCACAACTTTATACATGGAGTGTATATGTGCTACCGTTACACTAGATACGCAGAACACGTGGGTACGAAGCCCCCACGTTTGGCTCTATCTACAACCTATTGAATTATACACCAATACTTGGATTAGGAGCTACTTCGAATTTATCACCGTCTCCAGACTCATCTTCAGGATCGCATTCAATTTTACTGATGTTTCCACCAGATTCCGTCACGATGATTTTACCCCACTGAATTTGTTTTTTATCGGCGGCTGCTTTCAAAGCATCAAAAGTGTATGCCCAAACACCACCGTCAGCAGAAGTAAAAGTGTCTTCGACGGAAACTGTCGTTTTCTCCATGCAGAAGCCTTGAACTTCTGGGTCTTCCGGTTGAACAACAACGGCATAATTGTGTGCAACAACACCATCGCTATCACTTACAGGACGCTTACGTCCTTTTGCGGCACGAATGTTCAATGCCAAAGCATAGGTATTCTTTCCATACTTTACATCCTCATTTTCGCCTCCTTCGATTTTTGCTTCTTGTTTATCTCCTTTTGTTGTTGTCAACTGTGTAGAATCTTCCACAGGGGTAGGTAATTCCTCCCATTTAGGAGCAGAAGCATCCAAATCTTTTATAAATACACGGGGCTTACCCCATCCTATTACTGCCATGATATACCTAATTTATATTAAAAATTTATTCGTTATTTATCTCTATGTACAGTTTGTTATTAATGAAATGCTCTGTATGTCCGTCTTCAAATGAAACTCCTGTTGAATCAGTTTTTTGACTGCATTGTGATGGAACCGTATGATATTCGTCTTTTCGTATAGCGAATAAAAACTTCGATAGTTCGCATAATTCACAAATTCGGATTGAATCTTTTTCCCATGTTTTGGTTTCAGAGTTCCATAAGTCTTTGACATATATATTGACATTCACATAGGCTAGTTGTATTTGCCCGCAACCTTCATTTGCAAGAACAGATATGACTATATCTTCTTTATCAGATTTGTTGGGCCTTCCTCTGTCACTCAATTTACCGGAGACATTACGTTCGAGTTCTGTACCTTTAATTTTGTGATAAACGAACTTAGCTATTTCAATATCGGATTTCATTATTTCGCAATCTGTCTTTTAAGTTTTTCAAGCATCAATGGAACTTGTTCTCTTGCCCAAAGTTCGGTTGATGCAAGTACGTCTTTATTATCCATCGCTTCTACAAATTCAGCATAGTTCATTCCGGCGACTACGATAAGTACATAGTTATTAGAATATCTTTTAGCAAGTTCTTTCGCTAAGTCTTTACCTGTTTTTACACCTTCTGAACCTTGCTTCACTTGGTTGAAAGTTGAGTATTGAATGATGTTCTTATTATGAGCAATCACATATCCAACCGAACTACGCAAGTTGCCTGTTTGGTCGTACCAACTTTTATCACCTGCTCTATCACGAATTTTTGTAACGCATTGTTCGCCAAGTTTGGATAAAGCACGAATAGTAAGACGCTCGACACGCTCTGCTTCTCTCATGAGCATGTCATGCACTTCGCTTAGCTTGGTGGTCATTCTTATACCCATAGTTTACATTGTTTCTGGTAGCGATGGAAACCTTTCACACTAAACTCCCTTTCAATTCCTTCAAGCAGATGTATCTTAATCCTGTCACCTATCATGAATGTTCGACAATTTGCACGTAGATAAACTGTATATGAATAGCTTCTTACAATACCGTCGTCAAACTCTTTTTCAGAGGCTTTACCAGCAGGAACTGCGTCGCATTCAATGCAGCCTTCCCAGTTAGTTTCTCCTTCATGATAATCACCGTTGCTATCCTCGTAACCATCTTTTGATACGAGGTACTGCAATCTGTGTGGATATAGTCTTATTACTGACATATTACAAAAGGCAGTCACCTATATATACCATTGGCTTTGCCTCCAACTCTACCGAAGGTTCACCAATGGCATTATAGATTGAGTTAACACGTAACAGAATACGTTCTTTGTCTTTATCTGATAAAGAACCGAAAGACTTGTCTGCTTCAGAAAAATTGATAGCCTGAACTAAAGACCAAAGACAGTCAGCCAAAGCTCCCATATACTCCTTTGAGTCCATTGTATCTGAATCGCAATCACCAACGGGATTGAGTTTGCGTTTTATCATCACATTCTCTACAAAACCTTCTGAGATAGGGTAATGTATTTCGTCTATAAGAGCTTGCTGAATTGTCTTCATGGCTTAACTATCTCCATTTGTTGTTTTATATGATTCAACAGCTTTTTTGAGCTTAGCTTCATCGGCATCATTCAATTTGTTTACAGCAGCAATTAACTTATCGTCTGAAATAGTCGTCGATAAGTTTTTACCGGTTATTTTATTGAACTCTGCGACGAAGTTTGCTTTTATGTAAGCTTGTCCCCAAATGGTGATGTTCTTATCGGTAGAATCTTTTCCCTCTTCGGTAGTGTCAACGGCTTGTGCTTCTGAAACGTCAAGAATGTAAATTTGGTCTACGTCCTCGATGATGGGGGCGACAAAAGCCTGTCCGGAGGTAATTTCACGCAACGGGTTCACAAGTGAATACTTGGAAATCAGTTTGAACGTGTCCACCAACTGATAGTTTACATTTTTCACTGGATTGGACTGCTCGGCCAAACGACCGTAAACCAGCGTGCCGACAACCTCGTTGCAAATGAATACAAGGCGGTTGGCATTCCACGGTTTCATGGCACGCTTTTTACCGTCCTGCTCAAAAATAACGGAGCGGTCTATCACCTTAAAGGCAATGCCGTTGTTATCATCGGCAAAAGCCTCGTTGAACTTCGTTGCCGTAGGAGTCGGCAGGATGGTTTCAGCCGTAAATGATTGCCCATTGTAATTTGCAACCAATTCTTTCGCACCCTGAGTCTGACGGAGCTTATCATACATTGACTTTGCAATACAGATTTGGATAATCGTGTTGCCGTCCGCATCCGCTTTTGCAATCACACGCTTGATGTCTTCAAGCGAGATCTCATTTTTGACTGTCGCCCCAAACGTGTTCTTGGGGAAATAATTGAAGTTTAAACGCAACAACGCGTCCGGAGTGTCTTCGTCTTTGATTGCTACATATCCATTGGACAATGCAAACAAGAAGTTGTACTCGTTCCGCTCATCTATGCCGACAGAACATGCAACGGAATCGTCCGATAGTTTCTTGGCGATAAGCTGGGCGTTGCCTCCCTGTGCCTCCATGACATTGATATTGTTGATGTCGGATTCCTTCAGGATTTTCGACATTCCGATTTTGGGCAGCTTCCCGTTGGCGGAAGCGATGCTGTCGCGGGACTTGATTGGCAGTTCCGAATCCACCGCAACGAAATCCGCTGCGACATAAGTCGTGTTCACGGATGTACTTTCCCATTTGTTGTCCGGTGAAAACTCTGTACGAAGCATCGCGTTCTCACCTTTATGCAGGTAAGTGAGTTTTTTGTTTCTCTTACCGTTCACCTTTTCAATAAGCCGCTGCAACTTCGGGAAGAACTTGGCGACATATTTTGCAAATAATGATTCATTCATAAATTACCTCCTTTTTAATCATGTTCAAAAACAAGGGTTGGAACAGCCGCTTTCAAGGCAGTTTTGATGGTATCAAGCGGATAAGGGCTTGCCATATCATTCACAACTCCGGTGTGCATAATCGACACAAAGGGTTCTTTCACAGATTTAGTTGAGACACATACGCCAACATATTCATGGTTGCTCGGTAAGGTGTCATAAGCATTACCAGCAGAATTCAAAGGCATAGGCTTATATGTGTCATTTTCTGTGTCGTGAATGATTACGTGTCCAGCACGCACATATTCGTCTTTGAAATTACTTACATCCAATACTTTGCCACCTTTAATTCCGGCAATGTATTTGCGAATAACTATCGGATCGTTACCGAACCCGAAAGATTCAATTGTACCTACATCTACTACACTCATTTTAAAAACAATTTTTGGTTTTATAAATCAGCCAAAGCGTCTATTTCTTCGTCGCTGAATGGCTCGTCTTGTTTACCCGAAACTTTATTTCCGGCAGCAGGAGGGGTTGCCAATGTTGCCAAACCTGCATCTGCACGCTCTTGATTGTAATTCTTCAGGTCTTCCTCAACATCTGAATAGAACTCCTCGAAATCGTCGTCACTTTCAAAGCTCATCTTAGAGAAGCTTTTCAAGGTACGTGAACCGAATGTTCCAGTGTCTTTCAGCAGGGCTTCAAGTTTGGCCTTACGCAAGTTAGAAACTTTTTCACCTTCCAATGCGGCAAAACGGGCTTCCTGTTGTTCTCTGAAAGACTTAAACCATGCGGGTTCTTCGCCTTGTTCATTTCCTTTGTTTTTAGGATTTTGCTTGTTTGAACCAGCTTGACGAGAGCCGCCTTTTGACGTGTCATCGTCAACGTCGTCATCATCATCTTCTTCTGATTCGGGGTGTTTTTTCTTCCATTCGTCAAGCAAACGGTTGGCTTGCGACTGGCCGAAAGTGAGGTAAGGGAGAACCGCTTCTATCTGCTCGTCGATTTCTGCGTTTACATCCTCTTCTGAGGCATCTTCTGCGGATTTCAGGTTATCGGCAATCTTGGCGGCGATACCCTTCAATTCCTTTGCGTTGAACCCTAACGCCTTCGCTTTAAGTTTCAACCTTACGAAAACTTGCTGTTGTCTGTTCATTTCATTTAAGTTTAAACAAAAAAATAGTCTGCGTAGCAATGTAGCCAGCAGACTATTCGCATCTTCTTTCAGATGTGCCTCCGCCTAAACGGACAAACAGGTGTTTACGACAAGTCGGGTGGCGTACATCTTCATACGCTTTTTGCAAATATACAGTAAAGTATATGAATTTCATACACTTTTCAATAAAATATTGATCGAGTTTTATTTTTTTTTAAGAAAAGAGGATAATAAAAATAAGACAAAGTAATACAAAAACAAGATAGTTGGGAATGAGTGATTTATCATCAAATAACCAAAGGCGAGTGGAAGTGAATTTGCGTTATTATCCAGTTATTCTATTGAGAATGGCAAAGATTGCTTCGTCAGTGAATCTGAAAATTGCGTGTGAGGTTGCAGATTAGATACTATATAAGGCATTCATCACTCATTGAAAGATAATCATTTTCAGTTAGAATAATACTGTCTAATAATTTTATATCGAACAATTTCAATATATTTTTAAGGGAGTTAGTCATTTTTATATCCTCATTACTAGGGTTTTTGTTACCGCTTGGGTGATTATGAACGAATATGACACCAGCAGAGAGAGTCTCAATAGCATATTTGGCAATCAATCTTTTGTCAACTGGTGTTCCGCATATTCCTCCTTGAGAGATTTTAGCATACCCGGTTATATTGCAGGCTTTGTTCATCAATATAATGAATGCACTTTCGTAAATAAGAATATCTTCATGATAGAACTTTCTTGCGAAATTAGCAGAGTCTATAGAAGAATAAACTTTGACAACCTCAAAATCTTGTTTTTTTGCTGTTATGCTGTATTCTACTGCTTTCTTTTTCATTGCTCTTATGTATTTTATGCTATTTCGAATTTGTAGTTAGGATTGTTTGCTTTCATCGATTTTATGTTTAAAGATGAGTATATAAGCCTGTCACTTGTGTAAACACTTCTTGCAACTGTTCAGCATAAATATCACTCAAAAAGAAGACCTCTTTGGCCTCGGAAAAAGAAAAAGTCTTTTTGTTTAATTTCGGGGATTTGATGAATCTCATAGAATAAGTATCCTTACCTTCTTCATAAGTAATAATTAATTTATCTGCGCTAGATTTATTTTTGCTCAATTTAATAACCTGCTCTAGGTCACCAGATTCATTCTCCATGTAACCAGTAAATTTTGATCCTGTCATAACTACAAATCTATGTCTGCCAAGTTGTTCGTATAAGGCTAACATTATTTCTTTTATTTGTTCTTCTGAATGTTTCATTACTCTTATTTTACTTGTTAATCAGGATAATAAGATTCAAATTGTTTAGTAAGTAAAGCGAATTGCATACCCTCTGAATAATCTTTAAGATCATTAAAATCATCTTTATTATAGGCTCTTGGCTCCATATCGAAAGATATGTTATCATAGAGCTTACCATTCTTTACGGTGTAAATACACCAGCTTTGAAGCTCCATATTATCATCTACTAAAATGTAATCGCCATTTACCGTAAGCATTTTTTCGATGTCAGAGAAAAATGCTTTAATTTTTGATTTGTCTACAGTACTCATTGCTCTTTGTCTTTTAATTGTTAGTAATGTTGTTTGTTTTAGTATTGTAAAGATACTCATTATCAGCGAGTTAACCAAATATTTACAGCCTTATTTTGCTCATAATCAGGAGTTTAACTTTTGGTAACTTGGATATTGTAATATCAAAAACGCCGACTTTCACAAGCCGGCGTACATAAGAGCAATGAAAACTGCAATTATTAATAAATAATAAGACAGTCTTCGATGCAAAGATAGAGGTTTATAGCGATCATAAAAAGTCTTTTAGTAATTCTTCGTCACTAATAAAATCATAGTCAAATGGATAAAATGTATTAGCAAGTGCATCCATATAGTCTGGCGAACGTTTGATACGTTTCTTGATTTCTTCTTTCGGTTCAATTATAATCCGTCCATCGCTTTGGAACTTCCAGTGTGTTTCGGTTGCTTCCTCCATGAGTTTATCACAAGGGGGAATAGCCGCCCCAAAACCGTTCTTAGGGTTAAGCCAATCACGTAAAGACCAATAGCAGTAAGCTCGCATATTGGCAAATTCATATTGTCCGGTAAGGTCATGCAAGCCTTTTGCACTCTCGGAATACTTGCAAGAATAAACATTCCTATATCCGAGTTCTTCCAGTCGAGAATATACTCCAGCTCCTTCTCCTATTGTATCGATGTACGCTTTGGATTTTTTGTCAGAAAGATATATGATGTGCATTCCTGCGACATGCATGTGATCCGCTTTTCCAGCAGATTGGTGAATTTCAAATTTAGGGACATAGTTTCCGTATCGAGGGCAAAGTACACTTTCATCTCGACCCATACCAGCAACATCAGAACCAATCTTACATGATTTAGACGGTGTAAAACCTTCTTCTTGTAAACGATTCCAATTATCATTTGCAATCTCTATCCATTCATACGGAATAAGTACATCTTCGGAGACTTTTGGAAACATACCAAGTACCTTGACACGAAAAAGGTCATTAGGTCGGTATAGACCATCTTCCCACTTAAAATCACCTTCTCCTTCATTAAAATCTGCCTTCTGAATGGGAGAACACCAATTTATCACTTTATCTTTTACCCATTCATAATCTACTTGACCGGGAATGACTAATTTCCTTTTGACTACATTCTCTGCATTGAGTGAGTTTAACCGGAATTTCGCAAATCGATTGGATTTCATGGCTCGTGCGGCATAACCCGTAGTTATGTTAGGATTAAATACGATGAGTAAACGGGAATTTCCCTGTAAGTTACCTTCAATAGCATTGTATATGGTTTCTGATATACCAGAGGCTTCTGTAACAACAAACATAACATTTGCCGCATGAAAACCAGACCAAACTTCAGTAGCATTATCATCTGCTTTGAACCCCGTTAAAAACCATTCTTCATAATTTGTCCTTATATCGTCTGATACTAATCTTCCCGGGCAACAAAATGGGAACTTTGCCCTTGCTGAACGTACAAGCCTCCTAACTTCTGGTGTCATGATGTTTTTTACTTGCCTTCCAGATGGGGCGGTTAATGCGACCTTTGTATTCTCAGACAAAACGCCATTCATGTCAAAACGAGGGGTAAGATACATAAAGCATAATGCAGCACAAGCAGCGACAAAATCTTTCCCTCTTGCCGTACCTGATGCCACAGCGGTCATAGGATTGTGCTGTACGGACTCAATGATAGCTTGTTGCTCTCTGTCAAGATTTGCACAAAGCGCATCACGTATAAACCTGTTCCAATCTTTAGACCAATAATGTATTGCTTCATTTATTATTTTCTTCTTTTCCTCGCTTGTTGTCATTCTTATATGAACCTGTAAGAGATTTCAAAGCATCTACCCATTCGTCATTGTTTACGTTTACATCTTGCTTGTCTCTCCATATATCAGGCTTTCTATTTTTAAGCCAAAATATTTGAGCAGTAGTATCTCCTGCAACGTGCTTCTTTGTTTTTTTGACAACAGTCGTTTGCGCTGACCCATCTTCAGCAACCCTGACTTCTGTAACTGTTTCTTCGTAATCATATCCGATGGCTCGTTTATACAATGCACTTTCTACCTTTAAGTCAGCTTCATGCCGGCTCTCCTTAAGTAGCTCGCGTACTTCTGGGTATTTGGAAAGGATTCTTTTATAAGTAGTAAGCCCAATCCCCAATCGTTTACAAATCCCTTTATTATCTGCGCCGTTTCGACAGTCAGATTTTATAATCTCTTCCTTGCCTTTGATGTATTTATCATACAATGACAACTTATCTTTTGGTCTACCTCTTCTCGGCATACTATTCCTCCTTTTCTTCCAAATCCTTAAGATATGTTTCACAAATATCTACCATTCGTGCAAATGCGACTGTATTGCTCTTAATATTATATTTCTTCTTCACTTCGGTAACCACTTTAATAAAAGCTTCATAAGAGCCAACGACGATAGAACAATTTTCTGATAATTTCTGCTTTTCTAGTTCTGCAAGCACATTTTTGACATTATTGCTCCTACTTTCAGTAAACAAGAATTTCATTTCAGTAAGTTCAATATCCCCATCGTTAATAGATACAGTTGGTATTTTATCTGTATCCATGAACTTTATACCGTTTAATCCTGAATATTCTCGTGATTCTATGCTACGCATTTCCGAATATATTTCTTTAAGCATTTGCATGTCATCCTTACCTACCAAAGCATTATGTGATAATGTATAAGCAATCTGTTTGTCTTTATCCACCTCGTCAATATAGAGGATAAGGATATGCTCAAGTTTCGCTTTGATACTCGCTTTTAACCGATGATTTCCAGACAAAATAAGATATTTACCGTCATTCCGTTTCATTGCAAACGGTAATTGAGAAAGAAAGCCATCTTCTGCCACATTAGTAGTTAATCGGTCAAGCGTCTGCTTTTCCATATAATGGGCGTTTTTTTCCAATGGGATACAATCTTCGGTTGGACTGACATATGCCAGTTGATATGGAGCAATCAAATTGTTCACTTCATCTAATTTCTCCTGAATGATATGCACGTCTTTTACTTCTTGTACTTTCTTATCCATAGCGCATATAGTTCGTTTAATGATTTCTCTGTAAAGATGGAAGAATATATCAATTTACCTTCATCTCTCCGCTCAAGGTTGAACACACCCCTGTATTTCATCGATACCGGACTGGTGGTATATACAGTAGTCTTCACTCCATCATAATAATTATACATCTTCCGTGCTATCAACCTCCGGACATCGTGGGATTTCACCAGCATGATAAGCAATTTGCTCAAACGCTGGGTCTCAGAATTAACCACAAAATCGCTTTGCATAAATATCTGCGACAATGTGGATAACTGCTTGCTGAATGATGTAAACCCAAAAGCCATACCGTCTGCCATGAACACAAGTCCAAAATCTCCGCCTGTTGTGTAATTGACCTTGTTTGCCATGTAGAATGCCTTATAATAGTTCACGTCATTAACGGCACATGGGCGAACTGTAATTACTGTGTCGGTTGTAAATTGATAATCTACCGGAAGTATATGGATATGGGAAGGCTTTACGCATTTATCTCGCTCAATGTAATAATGGTTATTCGTTTGTAGGCTTGAATAAGCAAATAGAGGATTTTTATTTGAACCAAGCCTTATTTTCCCGACCAAGTACCCTTCCAATATATTAAAGTATCTGTCTGAATAAATGATATTTTCATCGTTATCTAACAGTTCCTTAAAAACAGCTCCTCCTTCTTTGGGATCGAATATATTATAGGGGGCATGTTCATATTTAAAACTTTCTTCGACATAACTAAATAATTTTTCATATCCCCCTTTGTAAGTCGGTGGAAAACTAATTCCCACACCTTTACCTCTTTTCATTTTTAGGAAGTCCAAAAAATCCCCGTAGTAAAAACTTTGAATGGAAAAATCTAACGCACCTTTCTCTAGCTTCTTGATAGTATTATCATAATAAATCTTAGATTGTTCAATGAATGCGTTGAACATTTCTTCTTGATAATCATTCTTACGTTGATGGAATTGCGCTACTTTTAAAGCGAACATAACCTGAACAAGTTTTTTGTATTTGGTTTCTTCCCATGTATCAAAAACGTTTTTTAATTCAGGATTAATACACTCTACTTCTGTGCTAGTATCAAGCAGTAAATCCGCTATCAATTTAGAATATAGGCTTACATCGTTTGAATGTACAGTATAACCCATCGCTGACATGATTTTATCCGTGGTGTAGTTTCCTGAACATCCGATAAAAACATCTTTCCCTTTTACTCCTCTCATCAAATCTTGAAGGAGCAATTTAACTTCTGGTGGTGTCGTTCCTGTAAACATTTACTGAGTTGTATATAACTTCATATACATTTTGTGTTAAATCTGCCGAGCGTATTCCCGGCAGACTTAAACACAAATTCAATCATTCTTCAAGCTACTTACAAGAACACTTATGCAATTCTTCGGCTTCTTTCAGTCGTGTCAGATAGCAATTTCTATCACCCCGTAAACTGCACAAGTTTTAATGTTCTTGCTTTTGCTTATCGCTACTAAGGGTTGAGCGGAAACAGGGAATCGAACCCCACTCTTTGGCTGGAATGCCAACGCTCTGACCGATGAGCTATTCCCGCAATATGGGCAGCCTGTAAACCGTTTATCAGAATTTTCACTGCCCTTCCTTGTACTTTGGTCGTTATTTCTTATCTCTGAGGTTGAAGTGGGATTCAAACCCACGAATAACGGTTTTGCAGACCGTTGCGTTAATCACTTCGCCATTCAACCAAACCAATGCTGTCAAACCACCGCTTGCTTGGCAAATCTGACAGCATCCCATCAAACGCTATTGATGGTTGGCATTATTTTCAAAACAAACTCGCTTGTTCATAATTGGGCTCTTTCTTCTCAACAACTCCAAATTCTGTGATTTCAATACCAGTATTTTCTGTGATCCATTTTGCCAAAATATGGCGATGGCAGAAATCACCCGGTTTTTCGTAACAGCAGAGAGCAACGTCTTTACCTCCGCTTAACATTTCAATTTGTTTCACGACTTGGTTCGCATCTTGGCTTGCCAATATTCTGTCGTAAAGTTTTAGGTATTCATCGTGGGAACAAGGTCCACTTACCATATAACGAGTCGGGCAAACATTCAGCATTTGTGGAATACCAGCTATAAATCTGGGTTTTCCGATTGCTACGCAAATCATATTAACTTCTGCCTCTTTCAGTTTTCGGATATTACCGAAATACGATGTAAAAATCTTCATTTTTTTGTTCTTTTTACGGTGTAAATATATAAAAAGTATATGAAATTCATGCACTTTTAGTGCTAAAATTGTCTAAACTACCACGTTTTTATTATTTCTATGACTTTTTCATATTCTCCAGCGTGTAACAATGACGCTTCGGTGTGGAAATTTATATCAGTTAATCGATATTCTATAAGTAAACAGGTATATTCATCACCAATTTTGCGATGGTTTTGATGTTTCTTGGCAAGTGATTCCAATTCTGTACAAGATAGACAGTAGTGATTCTTGCGATTAAGATTCCGCATTTTATTAACATCTTCTTCTTTCAAATCTTCGTATGTCATGGCTTAATCCTCCTCAAATTCGTCTTCATATACAAAAATATGTTTACCACTTCCACAAATCTCGACTTCCCATTTATGCATGTTCGGCCAATATTCAATTAGAATTATGTTTCTATAGCCTTTATATGGCTCTTTCAATGTTGCTGTTCTCATTGCTCATGATTTATGTGATTTGATACTCGTTTCTTTTAGCTTAGCGAAATAATCAATCCGATCTTTGTCTTCATATCGCAATCGCTGGGAACATCTTTCTATGCTGTCTCTCTGTTCTTTACTAAGCATATCTGCGTGTTTAGTCCATTCGATTGAACCGGCAGGAAGAAACTCAAACTTAGGGAAAAATTTTGTTTCATATGAAAACCTCACTATTCTAGCATATTCCCTCAAATCGTTTGTTTCTGGGTCTGTGGAATTAGGATTCTCCATTGATTCACATACAATTACCATACAAGGATAGTATAGGAACACGATTTTATTTGCTTTCATCGCTATATATTTTATCCGTTATACGTTGATGTTATTTCTTCTGCACGGAGTTCTTTTCTTAACTCACCGTTCCTATATATTCTCACGGCTACTATTCTAACTGTATCGGATAGGAAACGCCCGCAGTCATTAGCTAGCTTAACTTGTAATTGAATAGCTTTTGCTAAATTTTTAGTACGCTTTCTTATGGTTTTCTTGAATCCGAAAACATAATCTTCGGTATCGATTTCGAACTGGTAGGTGTCAGAGTGTAGTATCTGACTCAATTCAGCTGTCATTTGTTGTATTCTATTCATTGCTCTTATGTGTTATATAGGGCTTTCGCCCTGTCGGTTAAACTTAGAATTTTTCAATATTTAGATTACTATTAATTATAAATCTGCGACCACATTCGCATATCACATGTGTATCGGTAATGCGTGTTATTTTTCGCACTACATCATCGTGCGTTACATAATTCCCATTTTGTAAATCACCCGAAATTCTGTATCTCAAACCTACCATTATTTCTGTTACTTTCATCGTTCTTGTCTTTTAATTGTTAGTAATGTTGTTTGTTTTAGTATTGTAAAGATACTCATTATCAGCGAGTTAACCAAATATTTACAGCCTTATTTTGCTCATAATCAGGAGTTTAACTTTTGGTAACTTGAAATGAAATATGAATGAAATGGAGTATCACGGACAATAGGTTTAATCTATTGGTTTTTATTAAAGTGACCCGGCTTTTGTTTCCACAGTGATATAGCCGGGCCACCGCTCTTGTTGTTTTGGAAGAGCACGTGTATTTGGTGTATTAATCTCCACAATAACGCCCGCTTTGGTTTCTGTAATACTCTATTATACCTCTTTCCATTGCTGAGTCGAATACAACCGATTCGGGCTTTTGTGCGGATTCCAACTTTCTCATTAACCGGCGGGCTTCTTTTTCGGCTTTGCGGGCTTCCGCTTTCATCTTAAACCATGCGTTCCTCAAACAAGCACTGAATGACTGGCAGAACTCACGGCCGAGAACCGAGATAGAGCGTTTATACATTGACCATGCCATTTTGAAAAGTTGCGATTTGTTGATTTTCGTTTTCATATCTTTGTTTTAGTTTTATGATATAAAGATAATGTATTAGATTGTGTTTTACAAATATTCATCATATAAAACATTATGTTTATCATTAATTAACAATGTGGTGCATTATGATTTAGCCATATTCAAAATATTATTCATATCTTTGATGAAAATAATATTGTAATACCTTACATTATGGAAATGAAGATTAAAGAGTTACTTTCAAAACAAGGTAAGACTGCGGTATGGTTGTCTAAACAAATAGGAGTTACTGACGTAAATACAAGAAATATTGTGAATGGAGTAATAAAACCCAAGTTAGATACACTTGAGAAGATCGCTAAGGCATTAAATGTACCCATGTGGGAGTTGTTTGTATCACCGGAAGAAGTACGCCCCAATATCGATACTACTGTATTGACGTGTCCTAAATGTGGAGCGAAGTTAAAGGTAATTGAGTCAAAAGATTAAGCCATGAACGAGGAAATAACAAAGTTATTGCTTCAATGCGACACGTTGAAAGCCAGTTTGTTGGGGCTGCGCCCATTACCACCGGATGCCCTGCAAAAGATAGAGAATGCGTTTGCCATTGAATACACCTATGAAAGCAACCGGATCGAGGGAAATACGCTCACACTGCAAGAAACGGAGTTAGTAGTGAACGAGGGGGTTACTATCGCCGGAAAGTCAATGCGGGAACACCTTGAAGCGATTAACCACGTTGAAGCGATAGACTACATAAAGGACTTTGCAAAGGGAGGTATGGAAATATCGGAGCGCACAATCAAGGAAATACACGCTATTGTGCTACATGGAATAGACAGAGAGAATGCCGGACGTTATCGGTGCGTGCCTGTTATGATTTCGGGAAGTACACATGTCCCTCCACAGCCGTATTTGATACAACCACAAATGGAGGCTTTTATGACAAGGTTTTCCGGAATGGAGGAGCAGGGCATTCACCCGGTGCTCATTTCGGCTTATCTTCATGATGAGTTGGTACGCATACACCCGTTTATAGACGGGAACGGGCGCACATCTCGGCTTCTGATGAATCTATACTTACTCCGCAACGGTTATACGCTGGTAAATCTCAAAGGCAGCAACGAGGACAAAATAAGCTATTACAAGGCACTGGAAGCCTCTCTTACGGAGAACAATCCGGCAGAGTTCCAAAAGGTCGTTATACGGGCTGAAATAGAATCTTTAAGCCGGTATCTCTCGATTGTAGGATAGTATTGTCTGGATTTGAATTAAAAAGAAATAAAATTTTTATTACATTTGAGCATTCATTTCAACTTAAAAAAATCGTATCATGAAAAAATTATGCTTCTTGTTGGTGCTTGCTTCATTTATAAGCTGTACATCAACCCCGCAAACGGACAAACAGGGACAAAAACAAGCCGATTCCCCCAAAAACGAACTCCCCAAAATAAACAAGGACAAAGGCGAGTATGGCATTTGGAAAGTCTCATATTACGTTGACGACTTTGGAGAACCGACAAAAGAGGGATATGTATTTACCAGTTGCACCGGAAAATTCAGCAATTCAGCAACCACAAACTCAGAGTTAGGCGTTAAATTTATAATCGATGAATCGGTTTTTTGCATACAACTGTACGAATACAACAGGAACCACCCCGTAAAAGGCTATTTAGACACATTCCAGTTCAAAGCAAAGAGAAGCGACGGAGAAATTTTGGAATTTGAAACTCTTAACGACGAGTATGGACATAATTTTGTACAATCTGAATATAGACAAAAAATAAGAGACTTCTTACAACAAGGTAAGGGAGAAGTTAAATTCATCGCTGAATGTAGGGAGTCTAATTTGTTAAGTCAGTATGAATTTACATTGAAGGATATATCGTATTTGTCAGAGGCTCTTGCAGCCATAAAAAAGACAGAATAGGATCGTCAAGTACGGAGACGGGGGTTATCCCGTCCGGTTCCAGTGTGTGGGTGATTCTCTCTATTTCCGAGAATGATTCTCCGTACACGCTTCTAAATTTCAAATACTGTTTCATCTTACTTTTTTTTATTATGTTTTTTTGTTTCTGTTTGTCGCCTCCGGGGGCTGTGTAGTGTCATATTTTTTTAGGTGTCTCACTGTCAAGTGTCAAAACCCCCTATATATAGGGGGGTTGATGACACCAAAAAATGACATCGCCCCACGAGTTTTATTTGACACCTGTTGACACAAGTTTGGCACTTGACAAAAAAAACAAGTAAATTTGTTTCGTAAATATGAAACAAATTTGAAACAAAATAGTATCTTTGCAGAAGATTCAAATGAGCATGGAAAAAGAAGCATTCCGTTTAATATTGACGAGTGAAGCCGAGTATTTCATAGCCAATTTGCCCGAAGCAGCCGCCGACAAGGTACGCTATAACATTCATCGGGTTATGTTAGGTGAACGGAATAATGAGCTATTCAAAAAGTTAGAGAATACGGATATATGGGAGTTCCGCACTCTTTACAATAGAACGGCATACAGATTATTCGCTTTTTGGGACAACGACAAAGATACATTGGTAATAGTCACCCACGGCATAGTAAAGAAAACCCAAAAGACACCGAATAAAGAGATAGCGAAAGCGGAAGCGATAAGAAAGTATTACTTTGAAAACAAAAAATATTAAGATATGGAAACCGTAGGCAATATGAAGTTATACACCTTTGAGGAGGTATTAGACAAGCAATTAGGGAAGAAAGGCACTCCAAGACGTGACGCACACGAAATGAGAGTAGAGGAGGCTTTACATGCCTACCGTATCGGTGAGGCCATCAAAAAAGCGCGTCTTAAACAAAACCTCACGCAAGAGCAATTAGGAGAGCGTATAGGGGTGAAAAGGGCACAAATATCACGGCTGGAAAAGGGGTACAGCATTACCATTCCGACAATGAGCCGAGTATTTAGGGCTTTGGGAATAGCCTCCGCCTCTTTGGATTTGGGCAACTTAGGGAAAGTTACTCTTTGGTAATTAAAGGCCGATCGAGTAACCGGAGAGCCTTAAATACCCATTTTTCCGGGTATTATGCTTTTACATATACCATTTTTGGGGTATGTAAAATACATCTTTGATGAGGTATATAATTAAACATTTGATTCATAGGTTTTTCGGATTTCCGACAGGGTATTTATAAACTCTACCGCTTGCCGGCAACAAATGCGTAAAAAATATTCCGTTTTTCGGCAACATTTTATATTAAAATATTCCATTTGTTAAAGCTGAAAATTGGGTTCAAACTAATAATCAATAAATTATGTTTTTACATTGGCGATTGAAAAGAGTTGTATTTGTCTATCTCTGTTTTTATCCATTCCCATAGCTCCGGCGAGACTATTAGCCGATCCGGACTTATGCCACATGAGGCGTATTTAATTACATCTATCACCGTTTGCAATAGCTGTTCGGGGTCTTGCAACTCCATAGAGAGCCGATATATTATAAACATCGGTATCTTTATATTAATGCTTAAAATATTACGTTTCATATCGCCTTAAAATCCAATCGGCCTAAATTGTCATTTATAGACTTAATGATACTTTCCTGTATCAAGGTTCCGCATTGGGTTGTTAGTTGTATAAAGTGATCTGTATCATTATCTGATACAATTCCGTACTTGTTTTTCCAGTTGCAAAAAGAGTTCTCTATATCCCGCAATCCTGCCAACATGATTAATAACTCCCTTGTCTGTCCACTGATGACGACGTTACGCATGGTATCGACGCTACGATGTTCGATTACTTCTACTGTCTGCTCATCTTGTTTTAATTCGGTTGTTTCCATATAAAAAAAGTTTATTGTTTAACGATGTTCGGAATAGCGGGAATCCTCCCGGACACGTCCGCTACCGGTGGGATAGCTTACTTTCACAAGCGGCTGCCCCGTCTATAATTTAACAAACATATAAAAGCACCCTATTAGGGTAGGGTAACCCCGGAGCGGATAAACCGCCCCTTTGGATTTATAATAACTTTATGGTTATAGCTGATATTATGCCGAGAGTTTGGTATTGAACAATTCAATGACAAACTTTCTGCCTGATTCGGTCCAATACATGTGTTCTCTTGATTTCTGTACTCCGTTATCCATATAAGGGTAGGGGACATGTTTGGTAAATCCTTTACTGCGGTATTTGGCCGTGAGGAAGTAAACAGAAGATTGTCTGTATTGAACTCCCCATTCACATAGTAGTTTGTTCAGCTTTATAGCCGATACACCTAAGAATGCTGCTATCATGTTTGTCGTCACAAGTCCTTCACTCGACATGATTTCATCGTAACATTTACCTTTGGGGGCGAGGATCTTTATAGTATCGTCCTTTATGGATATTTCCTCGTCTTTTCTCTCGATGATAATTTGTTTTTGGGCATTTTCAACTTCGAGCTGCTTTAATCGTTCTTCTCTTTTGGCAAGAGTGGCTTGTGCAATGGTTAGCGCACGTGCCATGATTTCTTCTGGTGTGTCTTCTTGCTTGGTGGAGATGTAGCCGCCTGTGGTGCGTACTTCGTGAAGGATTTGTTTGACCCCTTTCTTGAATTGTTTGGCTATTGGCTTGCGGCTTTGCATAAGGACTTCGTATAAACCACCTTCGGTTAGGAACCAAACTTGTTGGTTTCCACCGGGGGTCGGAATAATGTTCCGACCCTTTTCATCATCATCTACAGATGCAACCAATTTGTTAAGGCTTGTTTTGTCGTAATCGATGCATTCTGCAATCTCTCTTGCAAGGAACATGGGATTTTCTGCTGTTCCGTAAACTGTGAATTGGTGTCCAAGCAACTCTGTTTGTTTTAGGACTTGAATTTGGGCTGCCATAAACTTGTAGCATTAAGTTGTATGATAGGCAGCAAAAAGCGGCCGCCATATACGCTGCTACAAGTTAATGGACTTCACCTCGAAAGGCTAATCTTTACTTACGTATAGGAGGCCGCCAATATATAAAAGTATAGGCATAAAAAAAGCCCAACTTTCTATTGAGCAAATTAACCGCTTGCCCTGCGAGATGATTAAGTTCATCAACTTGTAGCATTACAAAAGTATTGAATTTTACGAGGTAATGCTAATTATTGGGCACAAAATTAGAGCATGGAATCTTGAAAGTGTATGAATTTCATACATAATTCAATATTATTAACCTTTGAGGGCTATTATACGATTTCCTAAGGCCGTGAATCGTAAGGCGAAATTCAGTTTAAAGTAAAATCCCCATATCTTCACAAATAAATACATGGAGATTAATGTCTATTTATTGAGGGATCAAATTATCACTTCAATTTTCAACTTTCCGCCGAGACCACGCTCCATAACATCATATAAGGTTTTCAGAGTAATGTTCTCGCCATCGTTTTCCACTTTTGAAATGAAGGTGCACTTCTTATCTATCTTGCTGGGAAGTTCGGCTTGGACCATTTACTTTTTCTCTCTTACACTACGTATTTTAAACCCGATTCGCAGGGCTTCAAGTTCCCGTTCTATCTGGTCTCGTTCTAGTGTACCGACTTGACCGTAATATTCATTTTTGATTTGGTCTAATGTCTTTGTGTTCATTTACCAGTTTCCTTTCTTGTAAGCCAAAACTTATGTGTTTTATCCAAAAAAACCACATGAAATGTGTCTCCAACAATATGTCCAATGATAACCGCAGAACCATTTATATGTATTCTTGCCCAATTCGCATCTTCAGGAACATGTTTTGGATATTCGAACATCGTCTTATCTTTGGGAGGGAAAGAACCATATATAGCAAATTTGTCTCCGTCAACCTGCCCCATAAGTGGGGAACAACAATAACCTTTCAATGTTTCCATTGCATGACTTAATAGACCTGCTTGCTGCCAATCCTTAAAAGAAGAACCGTATTTTTGAGTGGTATCGAGATATTGGAAAGAAAGTTTAAAATTAGAAGCACGGTATGAGTCATTTACACTTTGTTTATTTTTAGCAAAAAACGTAGTTTTTTGTTTGCTTTTATATCCCGCCATTGATTTCTGTTTTATAGAACAAACGTGTAGTATCTTTTGAAATCAATTCGTTGCATTTATCGGCTTCAGAATATCCCTTACGAGCTTCTAGCCAAGGCTTTTCTTTGTGAGTGGCGGCTTCCAATTCTATACCAGTCCATTTAGAAAGGTCGCCTAATACAGATAAAATTAAATCTTGCTGATCTTGAGTAAGCTTCCCAAATTCTACATCTACATCTTCTCCTTCCTTCTTAGAATAGATAAGGTCACTATATAAAATAGACTTATCTTTTAAACTATTATACACTTTACGGCTAACAGGACCATGTACCCAAGCCTCGAATTGGTCCGTTACAAGCTCTTTATCAAAGTATGCAAGGCAATACGCATCGCAGTAAAAAATTAGTTTTTGTAGTTTTAAATGCGACATAGGTCCGTAGTGCTTCAAAATATAATCTGAAAATACCACAGAATCAATTTTTTGTAAGCTCTTATGCATTTTCATGTTTGAAACAATTTAGTGTCACAAATGTATTTTATAAACGACATATATACAAGCATAAATAGGTGAAAAGTATGTTTTTAACATATTAAACGGATAAATTGGTGAAAGATGTTTCCCCAAAAGTTGTAGCAGAAAAGATGAAAAGAAAGCGATGAAAAATTAATCTCACCGCTTTTTATATGCCTCAAAATAGACGTGTGTAAACAAATGCCAAATTAGAGTTGTACAAACATCAATTCTTTAAATCAAAGGAATTATCCGTATTTTATCGAGCAAGCCACAAACAAGGCCATCGCACCGAATATGGCACTTGCTACTGCGATGATGGTAGTTATAATCCATTTCCAGTCTATGGGATTGCGCAAGTTAGGATTGGTGGCAAGATAAATTTTTCCATATTTCGTTATGCGGACATCTTCAAGTTCATGCCCCTCGTTCCATAGACCTTTGACAAGACCTAATCTTTCCAGCGAGTCTACGCACGAAATGAATATATGGTGCGGATAAGTGTTTGGGCAGACAATCCCGCTGCTGATTAAACGCAACACTTGCTTCTCCTGTTTTGATAGCTTGATTTGATTCATGGTTGCCACTATTTATCGTCTTTCCTGAATGGATTGAAATCTGGGTCTTCATCTTCATCGATAATGCCGTCAAGGTACATATTAGTATTGGCTTCATCTTGCCAACGCTCAAACACGGCACGGTCGGCCTCGTCCCAGCCGGTGCGTTCTTCGGGTGTCATAGTAGCACGCTGGGCTTCGATATGCTTGATTACTTCTTTTTCTTGTTTCCTTTCCTCATCAATCTCTTTAATTACTTCCTCGATAGAAGAATAACAGGATTTGGCATAGCAGCATTCTGTACCGCCATAGATAAAAGTAACGGTTTTTTCCGTTTCGCCGATTATTTTATATTTCTTCTTCATTGCTCTACAAGTATTATTCTATAAGTGCCATCTCCTTCTATCCTACGTTTCTTAACCAAGAACTTAGTTCCTTTGTCAAACAGAATTTCATGTTGATTTTCAAGTGTAAATATACCATTAAATTCTGATATTTTGCTGATATTGCGTCCGTTTTTGCTTTGTATCTCAAAGATTACACGCTTGTGACTCTTGGGTATTCCGGCATGTGATATGAACTTCATAGGTGTATCCATGTAAAGGCTGGACGAAATGAAACCCTTATCGGACACTACATCGCCGATATGGTCAAGGAACCGTTCTTGAAGTTTCTTTATGCTCATGGTCTCTCCACGATAAACAACACCTTCATATTTGGGGAGCCTTGATAAGGCTTGACTTATCAGACGGCTTGCCACGTCCACATATTCATCTTCCGTTCCATTGCGTAAACGGCGGTTAATTTCACGACTGGTAGCCCCCTTGTTGCCAGAGGAGATGGCTTGGGTATAGGCATTGACCGCAGCCTGCTGCACTTCGGGAATATGCGGATAGATCTTGTTGTAATACTCTACACGGCTCATAGCAAGATTTGTCCTGCGCTTTCGAACAAAGGTTTTCTCTGTCTTGTTATAAACATTTACCTTAAAGTCCTCACGAATATATTTATCATTATCACGAATAAAATAAGGTGCGCTGTCCCAACTCTTTGCTCGCTGTATATTTTCGTTTATCCACTTTTTGAAAGCGTCCGGTACGTCTTTAACTTCGTTCACGCTTGCTGTCGTGGCTTCACTCCGACCGTCCCATTCCCAAAATTCTTCTTCGGTTTTTAGAATGGGTATCTTGTAACATCGACAATTGCTACCCCAAAAGCATTTTCCGTTCCTGCGGATATACATGATATGGTTGCGTTCCAGTGTCAAATCATAAACAAGACCATCATAATGCTGTATCTCTTTATTAAATACCGAAGACGTGACAGAATAGCATTCACGTATAGAGTAACAATCATAGTTTGACTTTATAATTGGACCATTCGCTTTGTGTGATACTCCTGCTTTATTTATAGAAAAAGAAGGCCTATGTCCTGATTTCAGTATTAGTTCGGATAAGTCTCCTGCCATGCGTTCAGATGTGGTGAAGTATATGATTTCATCTTTATCTGACTTGAATTCATTACCGTGATTCCCTATGAATGATCTGCAAGGACGCTTATAACCGTCGCAAAGGACAAAGGCATCAAGAAAAATCCTTATCTGCCTCTTTGAAGCATTCTTTATAACATACGGGACAAATTTGTTTATACACCGTCCAAAAATCTTCAAATAGTTGCGTATGGTAGTGTTATAAAATACGACCTTTTGTTTTTCAAGATGTGGTTCAAATCCCATACGCTTGATGCAATCAACTATTTTATCTCTTGCCGTTTCTCCCTCTTGCTGGGATATTACGACGCCTGAATTGCTCATTGTACTACCGTCAGAAAGCCAATACCCCATAAATTCGCAGAACAAATCAAATGGGATTATCAAATCATCAATTTGGTAAAATTCGACATCGCCTGATTCATACTCGCAACCTCTATAAAATCTGCCTTTACCTTTCGTGTATTCTTTCGCTTGGCAATTCTTAATTTTTCCGTCATTCTTATTCAAATACACCATATTGTGTTCTGGGGTTACGAAACAATCAAGAGAGCGATTGTAGAAGTGTACCATTTCTCCATAATATGAGAAACATTGTCTATCGATAAATTCAACCCATTCTATATTACGTGTATTTGGATTTAACGATAATATCAAATCATCATCTAAAACGTCTTTGAATAACTTCCAACCTCTATTCGTCAGAACTTCGCTATCATCTGAATAACAAAGGGGATGCCAACCGGTCCATTGGAAGTCTTTCGGGTACTTCCCAGCTAGTATATCGCAAATGTCTTGGAAAGGCTTTCCGTTGCAAGTATGGTTGTTGCTCAACTTGATTTCATATCCCACCACGAAGTCCATCTGTTGCCAGCGTAGGTTTTCTGCTTGGCGGTATGCCATATTGATTTCGGAAGCAACCAAACGGATAGAACGATACTCGCAATCCATTGCCCGTGAAGCTTTTCCGAACCTTTCCTTGTAATCTTTTTGTAGTTGCGGGAAGTCAAGCAGATATTTGGAGATTTGCTTGCTTAATGTAATTGCACTCGTACCTTTTTGAATGGCACATGATATAGCTTCTTCAAGTTCCTGTTTATACAGAGTCGATTGATTCCACAACTTATCTGATATGGTAAATCCTTTATCCTTACGTTGCTGAAACGCTTTCAATGCATCATTATTGGGCTGGTATAGGATTTCGTATTTCTCCTTTCCTATGGTTGCGCCATAAGTTTGCAATACTTTGTTGGCAAGAAGATCTTGAACTTCGTTGCTGTTTTTCCATTCTTCAGAAGTGCCACTATATATTACAACTCCGATGTCCTCAACGAACCTTTCTTGTAAGTCTCTTATCCGTTTTCTTGTTTGGGGATAATCCGACCACATAAACGGCCTATCACTATCAATGGTAAAATCGGTAATTCCGACTATTTTAGCCGCCTCTAAATTCAAATCCTCGTATATGGATTCCACAAGCATGACGTATTTGGCGAGCCGTTTATTCAGCTCGCCGTACTTGCGTTTCTGATTTGGAGTTTTCGGCTTTGCCATACATGCCGTTTTATAGCTTTAAGATATATTTTAAGCCAGCGGCGTAAGCAACATACCCACGCCACCTTTATCTTGGAAACTGATATTTCCCATAATTATCTAATTAAATTGCTGACTCTCCGAATATATTGTCGACCCTGCTTTGTGAAGTGATAGTCTCCTCTTGCCGTATCTGTTCCAATGTAGCCTGCGCGTCATTGCTATAACCTGCCTGTTGGATAGATTCAAGCTGAGACATGACTGGTTTTCCGCCATTAAGTTTCAATAAGCGATCTGCTGTGGCATCTTCATCTTGTTGTATGAAGGGGGTAATGATATGTTCAATCTCTATATTATCAATTTCGCTTGCCCATGATGTGTTCATGTGCTTTAAAAATTCTTTGATGACACTTGCCTCACGTTCGAAAAGCTCAATCCATGAGCCGCTTTCGTCTCCAACCTTTAAGTGTGCGTCAGTCAAAAGCATTTGTCTGGCATCGTAACCTATGTTACCCAAAGACTTCATGTTGTCAAAAGAAACGTCAGGCATCTGCGATTGCATCCAATAGAGTTTAAGCAGGGTTTCCACGTGATACTTCAATGCTTCGATAGATTGCGACCATGATACGTACGATACGTCTCCATTATATTCCACACGGTAAACTCTACGGCTTTCTCCTTTATCTTCTCCACCTTTTATACCACCGGCTATTTTCAAAATTGGTGCTGAATTATAGGCAATCACGTCGGAGTTACGAGAAAGTGTATATTCCAATTCTTTGCGAATACGAGTTAATCCGTGGTATATAGGTACAGGTCTAAATGCGTATGCACCGGGTATTTTCATTAATCGTATTTGTTCAACAGTTCCGACAGGTTCCCAACCTTTACCATTTTGTTTCCATTTATAATGTTTGTCCGATGTGTATGTCTCAAAATAAGTAATTACTTCGTCCTTTACCCTTTTGGTGTATTCAAAGGACATTGCAAGCATATCGTCAAGTTCGTCGATCAATGGATATAGTTTTACTCCCTCCATTGGCGAGTATGTCTTGCATTTTAGCTTATACTTACTATTAAAACCATATAATGTATTGGTCTTTTCTACTACGTACCAAATTGTGAAAATTTCGCATGAGGCGAAATACGCATTTGCACGTTTAATATTTTCTGTATCAATTCGTGCATACTTGTAAATTGCCTCTATAGCCTTTGCTATCTGTTGGCGGACTTCAAATCCTTCTGTGTTGTGGTAGATACGTTTTACAGGAATGGCAAACATGAACTCAGTCATACGCTTTGTAAGCAGCTTTTCAAGGCCAATGTAAATGCGTGATGCTTCTTCTTTTGTCCCGTCTTTGCGTATTTTATCTTTTCGTGTTATAGTATCTTTGGCTATTTCATGGAATGATGGTTCATACGCTTTAATAAGAAATTCCCATGAAGGAACACAAACGGATTTTCTTTTTAAGTCATTGATAATATTATCAACGGGTCGGGCACTGTTTAATATAGCGGTTATTTCGTCCATAGGCTTGTTTCGTATTACTTCATACGATTTTTTTTTCAAAAATAGTAAAAGTGAATGAATTTCATATACTTTTAAACTATATTTCACACAGTATGTAGTCTACTGTATTTAGTCGCCGTATCTTATCTAAAATAGGAGATATGATACAATCATATGGTGAAGCAGGTTCAATATGACCCTCGCTGTATCTTATCTAAGTAATGGGATATGATACATCTTGTTTCCTTAAATAACTAAGAATCTCATGCTGTATCTTATCTAAGTAATGGGATATGATACATCATAATCACTGTAAGTTCAACATATCCAATTTTATTAAGATAGTTCAGTAGTGGAAAATCCCTACCGTTAAGGGCGTACAGCCGCCCCGATGTTCAAGTTTATTATTCCTGCTTAATTAGATGAGCAAGCTCTATCTCCAAGCATTTGTTCATTACTCGTTGGGCATCGATGATGTTCTTGTGCCTGTTATTGAGTTGTTTTAGGACTTGGTTTTGCATCTCTACATTTTCTTTTTCCACTTCTCCTTTTTCAATCCGTTCCAGCAGGTCTGCTATGAAATCTTCCATATTCACATTCCCAATTTGCTGGAATACAACTTTCTGTTGCAATACATTCTCCATGATTTTATCATTTTATAGTTAGATTTATATTATTCATTTTGGCTTTATATTCTATCTTAGTTTTAAGCCCGTAGTATGACCAGTTACGCAAGACGAAAGGTATACCCTCTGTGTTTTCCTCTTTTGCATCTTTTTCACGTTGTATTTGGTTAAGTAGAATGATCTCGTCGCAACGGTTGTTTACGGCGTAATTAACTAACATACGACTGTATGTGTGTAGTTTTGTGTCAACATAGTGTTTCTCTTTTTCGTGGAAGTGGTTGAGAGCCTGAACTTTTCGTTTGCGTCCCTTCCCTCCTGTGGTGTATTTGTTCTCGATCTGGCAACGTTTGAGGGATTCCTGTATTTGACGACGACGATAGTTAAATTCTTCTTTCGTGCCTATTTCATATAACTTCATTTTGTCGATGTCGTTGTTTACTTTATCGGAAACAAAACAACAGATTGGGTTGAATACTCCAAGAAAAGCATACAATTTTTTACCCTTTATAGGGCTATTTTCAGATTTGGGAATATCTACACATAATAGTAAGAATGTTTTTCCATCATTTATCTGTATGGAAGATGTTACCATCTTATATTCTCCTTTTAGTATACGTTCGACAATTACACGGTTGTTGCTTCTATCCCTACCGAACCGCATTTGAAACGGTATTCCAATGAGTGTAAAGAAACACCCGTTTTTCGTGATTCCATCTCTTGAGATGTATTCTTCAAAACGCATATTGGTAAATCTGTCAGCTTTGAAAGGGACAGGCATGTTGCTTTTATAGCTACGTAGTGACTTATCCCATGTTCCTCCATTTTTTTTGTCATCTTGATACATCTTTCTGACGTTTTGAATGACGCATGACACCATTCCCATATCAGCACTTCCTTTAAATGTTTGACTCGCTACAACATATGGTGCATTATCACGTGAAGATTTATCTCCTTTTACTCCGAGAAACGTAATAATTTCCTTATCTGTGTCGGATAGGTAGGGCATCGTATTATCTAGCGCAAAGAGATGAGAAGCGCACATGTTAGCTACTTTAACAGCTATATTGCGGTTATCGTATAGTTTTTTCAAATACAACTTCTTCAAATCTTTGTCACTTTCGCAAACAAATATTTCTATTTTTCTTGTTATTATCATAGATGATTACCTATTACTTACTGATTTCAAATATTTTTACATGATTTGGTTTGTAATACATTATCAGTAATTTTGTTACCGGTACTATCAAATACTTCTATAGTTGGTCTACCTCCGTTATCAATAGGAGAAATAGCCTCTGATGTTTCATATAAAGTTTCTCCGTCTGTAACCATTATCTGCTTGTCATCTTCAAAACAAAGTACATCTTCACCTCCCCATGATTTTATTATTTCTAACGCTTCTTTATAACTTTCTGCTTCGATAGAAAACTGAGTACGCTCCCAACATGTTACTTTGCGGTCCTGATAAAAATCAAATGTTTTCATTGCTCTTATGTAATATATCTTATTTTATTTCACTTATTGTAAGTTCTGGATATTCTGCTCCTCTTGCATTTTCCAAAAAAATCATTGTGTTGCAAAAATCAACTGCTTCTTCGTATGTTGCAAACTTAAATGTTACACTTGAACCTTTCTTTGATACTTGGTATTTCATCGTTCTTGTCTTTTAATTATTAGTAATATTGGTTTGTTTTAGTATTGTAAAGATACTCATTATCAGTGAGTTAACTAAATATTTACAACCTTATTTTGCTCATAATCAGGAGTTTAACTTTTGGTAACTTTTAAGTTCCCATTTATATCCTGCTTCGTCCCATTATAAAATCTCATCATGTTTATTCTTGTATTAATTTTTTGCTTAATATTTTTCTTTTTGAGTTGTTCACCCCACTGATAGGCTTCCTCAATGACACTCTTGCAATGTTTCTTCTCCCAATTCTCGCAGAAAGGATATGACTTGTATATACTCTCAATCATGTTTCAAATAATTTTTTATAACTCATATTTTACTCCTAATTTTCATCAAATATGCTTTCGATTTTTTCGTTCACCCTGTCACATGTATCTCCAAAGGAAATGACAAAAGATTCGTCGCCTACACGGTCTATGATGGATCGCAGGTCACGGGCAATGTGGTTGAACGCTCTCAGTTCTTCCAGCATAGGAAGGGTAACAGTTCCGTCATATTTTTTCAGTAGTGAAAGTAAATCGACGGCGGAGGATTCTGCAATGTCCGCCAACACTGGGATTTTTCTCAGGAGGCGATTACATTTATCTTTGTCCTCTTTGCTCATGGTGTCGGTGATTGTTTTTGCCGTGACTTGCTCACGGGTTTGTAGTAGCCGGTCGTATTGCCTTCGTAAGTTGTCAAACAGAGCGAAGTCGCCCCTTTTCAGATCCTTCTCCATCTTCCGGCTGTACTCCTCTTTCAATATCTCGATGTTCATATCAAAACAATTTTAACTGTTCAACTTTATTTTCAATCTTAACTATCTCTTCAATGATTCGTTTCATTATTTTTTGTCTTATATAATTTTATAAGGTTTATA